ATACCTGTACCACTTGGCGAAATCCAACAAGCATAAATAAAAGAATGTTGGATAATATCTTCAATCTTGCTGCCTAAGTCTTTAACCTTATCAAAATCTAAAACTATAAGATTGCTATGCTCTAATAATTCATTATCTTTACGTTCAAGGAATACGCCACTAAATAATACTGCTGGTAGTTTCTTTTTTGCAGCATCATCTTTATACTTTCTAAGTTTATCAACTTTATCCTTACTATTTCCATTTGCGATACGTTGTAAAGCATCATCAATACTTATGTATGTAGGCTGTTTATCGAATAAAGAGTTAAAGTAAGTAACTTGCATATTTAAAAATAAAACGGCTCTTTGCTTTGCCTAAGGTAGCAGCTTAGGAGTGCATTGAGCCGTTAATAAGATAATCAAACCTGCTACGTTTGAGATTGTAAAGTTAAGGAGTTTTACAAATATCTTGCATATCAATATTTGTATAAGTTTTTATAAATTGTCTAAGTTCTTTTCCACATTGTTCAGCCATTGCATTGCAAGTGATTAAGTCGATATTTTCATTTTGCATTAAATCAAACATCTTATTCGTAAGCACATCCATCATTATTATTGTAGCATTATACATATCATCATTTGTATATTGTTTACGTTGTTCCGCTGTTAATAAACAATAATTAGATGTTGTATTTAGTATTGTTGATACTATCATAATTGTTAAAGTTGTATAATTTTATTACGTTTATTGCTTGAAATTAATAATTTAGTTTTGTTTTCAATTTCTCCAACTTTCAATCCAGCTTTCTTAACAACATCAATAGCTATTTGCACCTGGCTTATAAAATCGAAATCGTTTTGCTCAATCCATTTTTGAGCATTACGGATATTATGTATTACAGTTGAATGGTCGCAACCGCCTAAATATTCTCCTATTGATTGTAAACTTACAATTCCTTTTAAAGCATTATATGTAATGTATGCAAATATTTCTCTCCTACGCACATATTCAGGAGTTCTATTGCGTTTAATTAGTTTGTCATAATCATAATTAAACTCCGTACCTAATACATAACAATAAGCTGTTAATATAGTTTCAGCACTTGTTCCATATAAGTTAGCTGGTAGTTTATCAACGTGTCTAAATAGTTCTTTTTTTTCGTTTGTTTCAGTAGTCATATCTTTTAAAATTTTGATTTCGTTGGCAATAAATGTTCGGTCTATTTTCTTTTGTTGCAGTTCGAGTGAAATGTTGTTGATAACATCATTTAATAACTCTTTTTTTAGTAGTGTAAATTCGTTAGATTTCATTGTTTATAATTTTATCGTAAAGTAAAAAAAACTGCTCAGGTGTGCTTATGAACTCATAAATGCCACCTGCTGCACGTTCACGTTGCTGCTCTCTTAATTGGTATTCGCTAGGTTTATCATTGCCCACTTTTATTTCAAACTTGCAACTTCGACCTTGTACAGTAGCTGTAATATCTGCAGTACCTTTTCTGGTAGTACCAGGAATAAACCTGCCACTCCCTTCAATCTTATGACCTTGAGCGTTCTTTTGTTCAATCCACCTACCTGCACTACTAATCCTTGTGGCATTGCTATTAGTCCAGTTAAGATAGTTGCATATAAACTTAGTTAATCCGTTTGCAGTCTTAATCTTAGGCATTGTAGGTAACGTATAAAACCCATCTTTAATTATAGACGGAGTTCTACTATTAACGTGTTGAGCGTGTGCTGTGTAGTAGCGTTCTTTCCAGTTAAAATTAAGCATCTAAAATAGTTTGATTAGTTGGTAGTATAGTTACGTTTTTAAGTCGGTTATTTTCCCTTGCTATTTCAATAATTTTCTTAGCATGGTTAAAATATTCGTTATCATTTTGAACTATGTGTATTAGTTCGCCAATGAAGATAATTTTTTCAGCATGGCTGAGTTGGTTGTAGTTTTCGCAAAGCATATAAAAGTATTTTGTTTGTGCAAAAGTTGTGAAAATAGTAATAAGTAAAAAGTTTATTTATGGCATCGTTTGCATAGAAAAAACGATTTAATAAAAAAGTGGCGTTTATTTTTGTATCGTTAAACAATTAAAACAAAACAAAATGACAACTACAAACAGAAACTTATAAGCAAAAATTAAAGCTGATTTTATCGCTTATTTCGGTAACGAGCCAAAAAAGATTAAAATAGAAAATGAATATGCTTATGCAGATGGTTTTTATTGCAGAATTTTAAATAATATATCAATCAAAAAAACTCACGGAATTGCTTGGAGAAGAGACAATTAAAAAAAGCAGAGTGTGGCTGTGAAATACCAGCCACATTAAAATTTGAAAGAACTAATAAATGTTTTAATTGTAACAAATGTTTTTGTTTAAAGCATTCAGATGCTTGGAAACTGCCAAAATAAGAAAGGAGCAAACTAAGGTCAAAAACATTTCCAGGAATAGCACAGGCAATGGCTAACCAGTGGAGTGTCGCCATAGCTTGCCCATAACGAACAAGCATATTGCAAATTGGTTTCAATAATGCTATGAAGCTGAAACCACAACTAAAAGTAAAATTATTATTCAAATGTTGAGATTAAGAACGTCCAGCCACCATTTAGCAAATGCTTATGTTAGCTGCCGTTTTTTGTCCAACGACAAAAAATAAAAAAATGGTAAATATAAAAGATGTTAGAATTGGCAATTTATTTGACTGGGATGTTAATGAAACTTGCGTAGTTGAAGGAATTATAGGCTATCAATTAACAAAAGATTCTTTACACTTAAAAGGAACTCGATTTAATAAGCCTTTTGTAGTAAATGCTGCTATTGGTGATGTTACTCCAATAAAATTAAACATTTATTGGTTTAATAAATTCGATGCTCAAATAGTTGGTGATAGCTATATTATTTATAAAGAAGATGGAACACTTTGTATAAAGTTTATTGAAAGTGAAGGCTACTATTACCCACATATAATACAAATTGCAGAAATGAGTAGTGTGCAAGAAAATATGATAGCTTTAAACAGAATAGAGTTTGTCCACCAGTTGCAGAATTTACTATACTTTGTAATGGGTGAAGATGCAGTTGTCGCAAATGGCAGGTAACGGATTAGGGCTTTGCGTAGGCAGGGCTTCAAGGTACAAAAGTTCAATACATATTCGTCCGCCATGCTTACGCAAAACCCCTGTTATAGGCAGTGCATTTTTAGGGTTAAACTTTCCACCCATTTTAAACGGAAAGAAAAAAATAAATAAGTAATAAAAAATGGAAGATTATAAACAAGAGATAACTCTCGGTAAAAAGTTAATTTATTGGTTCATTTGGATTTCAATAGTTCTTTCTGTAATTGGTTTTTGGGTTCATAAAGCAAGGGAAGCAACTCACATAGATGATGCAGTTCAAAACTATGAGCAATACCAAGAAATCTACAACACTTGCACCAAGCTAAATACTGATTTGTGCAATATGAAAGCATTGCCCGACAATGACAAAATGTTTGAGCAGTTTAGCAAAGCACAAAGAATTTTAGCAATACAAACAAACCTTAATAGATGGGTTGAAGATTACAACGCTAAATCAAAAATGTTGGGTCGCAGTTTGTGGAAATCAAACTCATTGCCTTACCAACTTTCAGTAACTCAATTTTCTTGTAACAATTAAATAAATAAAATGAAAAATATTTTAATGGTAGCTATAACCTTATTAGCATTGGTTTCTTGTACAGATGTAACAAGAGTAAGTAATACATCAGCTTTGGATGAGCAAAAAGAAACGGAATTAAATCAACGCAATTTATTTTCCGTACAACCACCGCCAAAAATTAGTTGGTCGCTGGAAAGAGATAATTTGATTAAGCGATTTAAGTTGCAAAATGACCGTTCTGTAATGTTTTATATGTATTTATTCATTGAAGGAATTGCAGACCCAATTGGTTATTATCAAGTAAATAAGGTGAGTTCTGTAAATTCTCAATTAACAAACACAGAACAAATTATTAGTGGTTATTCATCAACTAATAATATTCCATCAGGCGTTGCCTTAACTATACCAAGCCCTGCCGAAGATGGAAGTTATGGAACAAATGGCGATGCTGTTTTTGGCTTTACTCCCGAAGAAATTTATATTGAACACAATTTGAAGTATGTAGTTTCAACTGTTCCATTATCTTTTAGAAATACTGTAAATCGTCTTACAATTATCAATGCAAAAGATGAAGCCGATTTGAAAAAAATAATGGATAAAATCAAATAGTTTTTAGGTAGCAATGGATGTCGTTTGGTGTCCGTTGCATTGCCTATAACGCAAAGGGCTTGCCGATGTTTTTGAATTTGAAATACAAATGTTTAACAGCAAAATATTCTAAAGATGAATAATGAACCAAAAGTTGATAGCGGATTGTCAAGCAAAAATATTGGCAAACCTAATGTTGGTAGCCGTTTTGTCGTCCCACCTGATTATGATGATGGTTTTGACGATGCTGATAAATGGGATGATGACGGCTGCGACTATTGTGGCGATATTCATTGTGCTGGAAGCTGTCAAGATGATGATGATTTTTAAACAATTAAATAAAAATAAAATGTCAGATTATTATTCACCAAAAGAGTTAGCAAAACATTTCGATACTCACGTTTTAGAACGTGATGCAATGGAAACAATGATAAAGTCTTGTGTTAAAGAAAATAACAAAGAATTAATTATATCATTGAAAGAACTTGTTTATTTAGATGATATAAAAGATGTTGATGGTAAAGGCACTTACTACAATAAAATGTACCCTGCTGCTTTAGAAAGAGCAAAAAAGGTACTAAAGAATGTGTCGTAAAATGGCTACCAACGGTTTCGGGCTTGGCGAAGTGCCGCTACTCGAAACTTGAATTTTAGCACTGACTATCCTACGGCATTTTGCCAAACCCGTGTTATGGGATAGTTTTAAAAACCTTTTAGGGTGGGCATTTAAATAACAAATTAAAAATGAAAGCAACAGTAAAAATTGAAAAAGAAGTTGAATTGAAAACTTTAGTAGTAAAAGCAGGTGTACGCTATTACGAAGATGCAACCGTTAATGGTGTTGAAGATACCGAAGGCGATTTAATACCTTGTAAGCAGGGTGAATTGTGGTGTCCGATTATTGATATTGATAGCGGTATAATTACCAATTGGAAACAAGGTGTAAAAGCCGAAGTACATTATAAAGTTTGCGATGCAGGTAGCTATTATTTGCAAGATGCAGAAGGCAATACCGTTTTGTCAATTGAACAAGATTATGTACCTAAAATGATGTGTCCAAAAGAAAGCGGTTACGGAGATTATATCATTATGGATATTGATGAAAACGGTAAAATCGCAAACTTTAGACAAACACTTGACGGATTTGTTGATGAGGATTAACGGTGCGGTGGAAAAGGTTTTTAAAATTTCCCATAACTCATATATTGCCGCACTATGAAACTACAACTAATTAAAAGAAAGCCACTTACAATACGAGTTAAAGAAAAGGAATTTGAGTACATTAAACCTTATTATTTAGCACCTTTAAATGAATTTAAGTTAATTAAAGCAACTGTAAAAGGTAGTTGTATTGTTTGGAATGTTGAAGGTGAGCAAGTTACATATAATCAAATTAAAAAGCTGGTAACGATTGCATAGAATGATTTGTGTAGTATAATTTGCCAATATATTTTTGCCTTGTAAATAAAATACAGTTAGTTTCAAATCCGCTGTATTTCTATACTGGCGGAGATTTTTTAAACCAAATATTATGCAAAGTTTTTCTAAAATTCCAGGTATATTTGACTTACCTTTTTTTGATGAAAAGATGAATAAGTATTACTGCTTAGGCTGCTATTTTGAAACTAATACAGATGCTATGAAGTATTTTGATATAAGGCGAAATATAGCAAAAAAAAACTATCAAATAGCAACTTTAAATACAGGCTCAAATAATTTTGAAGTAACACAATTTTTAAACAAAAATCCACAACAATTTTATGAGTAATTTTAATCAAACAATGTACAGCCACTATTTAGGCTTATTTCACAACGCAAAAGATTTACAGGCAAAGCAGTATGCAAGATGTAGGAGCAATTATTATGGTCGAATGTTAGGAATGAGCGAATTGCAATTAAGGGACGATAAATTGCCGCTAGTAGATTTTGCAGCATTATTAGGGAAAACTGGCAGCATTGCAGGAGATGGGGATGAATAATATTAAATTAAACCAAAATATATTAATATGAACTACGATGATTTTTTAAAGAGTAAAATAGTATGTGCTGAAAAGTTCGGTATAGATACAAAGGACATACAACTAACTCAAAAACTATTTCCACACCAAAAGGATATTGTTAATTGGGCTATTGAAGGCGGTCGCCGTGCAATATTTGCTAGTTTTGGATTGGGCAAAACGTTTATGCAAATTGAGATAGCTAAACAACTTATACTTAAATTCAATAAGCCTTTTCTTATAGTTTGTCCCTTGGGTGTTAGTGGAGAATTTAAACGTGATAATAGTAAACTTAATACAGGATTGAAAATTAGCTATATTACTGACACAGACTCCATACAAAACTATGAGCCACAAATCTATTTAACAAACTACGAGCGTGTAAGAAAAGGAGATATAGATGCAAGTTTATTTATAGGGGTAAGTTTTGATGAAGCAAGTATATTAAGGAATTTACAAACTGAAACAACAAACTATGTTTTAAAACACTTTAGAAAAGTGCAATTTAGGTTTGTTGCAACAGCTACACCAACTCCAAATGATTTTATTGAAATATTAAACTATGCCGATTATTTAGGTGTAATAAGTAGGGGCCACGCTTTAACAAGGTTTTTTCAACGAGATAGCACAAAAGCTGGGCAACTAAAACTATATGAGAATAAAAAAGATGAGTTTTGGAAATGGGTAAGTAGCTGGGCTGCTTTTATTAATACACCTGCAGATTTAGGATATGATGATGTAGGCTATAATTTGCCTAAATTAAATATTATAGAGCATTGCATAAAGTACAATGCTAAAGATCAACCATTAAATAAATGGGGAGAGCCTATATTATTTAAAGATTTAAGCAAATCATTATTAGAAGTTAGTAAGGAAAAAAGAGATAGTTTAGGAGCAAGGATTAATAAAGCTGTTGAAATAGCTGAAAGTATTGATGACAATATTATTATTTGGCATCATTTGGAATCCGAAAGAGTTGCACTTGAACAATCTTTAAAAGATACAAATTACAATTCTGTATATGGTGGGCAGCCTAATCAACTTAAAGAAGATTTATTAATAAAGTTTAGTGAAAGTGAATATAAATATTTATTAACAAAACCTAAAATAGCTGGTAGTGGTTGCAATTTTCAAAATGCAAGTCATACGATGATATTTGCAGGTATAGATTATAAGTTTAATGACTTTATACAAGCAATACACAGGTGTTATAGATTTGGTCAAAAAAACGAAGTAGATGTACACATTATTTATACTGAGAACGAATACGAAGTAATGAAAACATTGAAAGCGAAATGGACTAAGCACATTGAGTTGAATAAACAAATGATTGATTTGGTAAAAAATAATGGTTTAAATAACGAAATAATAAAATCACAAATGGCAAGACAAATATTTAAAAATGGTAGAAAGGTAACATTTGATAATGTTACATTATATAACAACGATACAGTTGAAGTACATAACGATACAAATGAGATGCCTGATAATAGTGTAGATATGATATTGACATCTATACCTTTCGGCGACCATTACGAATACAGCGATAACTACAACGACTTTGGACATAATCACGGCAATGATAAATTCTTTGAGCAAATGGATTTTCTTACACCTAATTTGTTGCGTACATTAAAGCCAGGTAGAATAGCTGCAATACACGTTAAAGATAGGATTAGGTACAGTTACCAAAATGGAACATCATTTACTACAATTAGCGATTTCAGTGGTCAAACTGTACAAAACTTTATAAAGCATGGTTTTTATTTAATAGGTAAAATAACAGTAACCACAGATGTAGTTGCTGAGAATAATCAAACATATAGATTAGGTTGGACTGAGCAATGTAAAGATGCAAGTAAAATGGGAGTTGGTTTACCTGAGTATGTTTTACTATTTAGAAAAGCACCTACAACAATGGACAACGCATATAGCGATACACCTGTAACAAAAGAAAAAACAGAATATACAAAAGCACTTTGGCAATTAGATGCACATAGTTATCAAAGAAGTTCAGGTGATAGGTTTATGACAAAAGATGAGTTACAAAAAACAGATGTAAAAACAATTGTGGCAAAATGGAAACAATTAAATAAATCATCTATTTACGACTTTTTAGAACATTTAAGAGTTTGTGAAGATATGGATGAGTTAGAAAAATTGAGTAGTACATTTATGACTTTACCAGTTCACTCAAATAATGATATGGTTTGGACTGATATAAATAGAATGAATACGTTGAATGCGAAACAAGTTAGCAGTAAAAAAGAAAAGCACATTTGCCCTTTACAGTTTGATATAATTGAACGTTTAATTAATCGCTATACGATGAAAGGAGAAATTGTTTGCGACCCTTTCGGTGGATTATTTAGCACAGCTTATAAAGCACTTGAAATGAATAGAAAAGCAGTTAGTGTTGAATTAAATAGCGAGTATTTTAATGATGGGTTATTTTATATAAAATCTATGCTACATAAATTAACCGTACCTACGCTATTTGATTTGGTATAATAAACATACTCAATCGATTGCATATAAAAATAACCTACATATCATCAACTAAAATAAATTTGCACTATGACAACACTACTATTAACACTCGCTTTTCTTTCAGTATCAGCTTATTTCTACTACGAATTAAAACCTAAGCCAAAAACTCCAACGTTCAAGCAATTTTGCGAAGGGGACTTAGCAAAAAGGTTTGATGAAAACGAACATTACACCGATAACTCTTTTTAAACGAATTTTTAAACCAAAAAATAAATATGAACACAAATCAAATAGCTATACCACAGCTTAATAGTGGTTTAACAAAAACAAGTATAAAAACATTAGCATTACAATTTACTGAAAACATTTTAGAAAATGGCTCTGCTATGGAAGCTGCTGAGGCTTTAAGTGCAGTAGAAAACTTTATAAAAGAAGTAAAAACAATTGATAAACTTAAAGATGCTATTCGTGGTGAAATTGAATTAAATGGGAAGTCTTACACATTGCCAAGTGGTGCAAAACTTGAACTTGCTGAAACTGGTACTAAATACGATTTTAGTCAATGTAATGATGCTGATTTGGTTTATATGGAGCAACGTATGGCAGACCTTGAAGAGCAATTAAAACAACGTAAAGAAATGCTGAAAACATTGCCTTTGGCTGGTATAGATATGGTAATGCAAACAACAGGCGAAGTTGTTAAAATATATCCACCTAGCAAAACATCAACATCATCTTACAAAGTAACATTGGGTAAATAACTATATAAATAATAAATTAAACCAAAAAAAATAAATACTATGAATTTAATTAAAACTACAGCAACTGAAGCAATGCAATTAGGCGAAACATTTTTTAAAAGTGGAATGTTCGCAGATATAAAAAGTGCCAATCAGGCTATCGTAAAAATAATGGCAGGTGCCGAGTTAGGCGTTAGCCCTTTCGCTGCTATGAGTGGCATCCACATTATTCAAGGTAAGCCTACAATCGGTGCAGGTCTTATGGCTGCAAGGGTTAAGGGCTTCGGCAAATACGATTACAAAGTAATTGAACATACTGAAAAGGTTTGCTCGATAGACTATTACAAAGGAACTGAGAAGATAGGCAATAGCACGTTCACTATCGAAGATGCAAAAAAAGCTGGTACAAAAAATTTAGATAAGTTTCCTAAAAATATGTTATTTGCAAGGGCCATGAGCAACGGCGTTAAATGGTTTACGCCTGACATTTACGAAACTCCAGTATATGTACCAGAAGAGATGGAACATTTAACAGTAGATGCTCAAGTTGAAGTAATAGAAAATAAAAAACTACAATTGAACGAAGTACAATTTCAAAAGCTATATGATAGGGTTAAAAGTGGAGAAGATTTGAGAGATAAGTTTGAGCAAATAGAATTTACTGATTTGCAAAAAATAGCATTAATGGAATTGAATATACAACTATCTGATAAGTAGTTTTCAGTTTTCATAGGATTTTGGTTTAACAGCCCTATTGTTTCTACAATGGGGGCTTTTTTAAAAAGTATGCAACAAACAAATAATAAAAAAAATAAAGTACTTTACTCTTACAATAGAAAAAAAAACAATATAGAAATAACCTTTGTATTGAGTGGTCCTATACTTACAGGATATGACAAAAATTGTATGCCTATCTACACAGATGCTCAACATTTACCATTTGAAAAAAGAATAATGAAGTTTTATGTCTAACAAATATAAACAAGCTAAAGACTATTTCAGTTTAATATACCATTTAAAGAGTGCTATTTATTATTGTAATAGCTACGAAAAAAACAACCATTACAACAACATTATATGTGCTATTATTCGTGTAATTAAACCTAAATTACTTTGGGTTAAAAACGAAATATTAACCAATCATTTGCAGTCTGTACATACGCCTGATGTGCTACCTTTGATTAAAGAAAAGTTTGAAGAACATCCAGTCGAAGAATGGGCAATAATTGAGAAAATACAAATACTTACAACTGAGCAGCTACGCCAGTTAGAGCCTATCTTAGATGCTATTAACGATGCAAAAGAAATTACATACGAAATAAAATAAACGTTGGTGTACGTTACACACTCTTAAATTTATGGCACAACTATTAAACGGCTCAATTTGTTTGAGCGACATTCCAAAAGAAAAAATAACAGTAAGCGAAAAGAATGGAAAAAAGTATTTGAACGTTACTATTTGGATTAATGATGAAGTTGATAAATACAACAACAACGGCTCAATATCAGTCAATCAAACAAAAGAAGAGAGAGAGAATAAAGCAGCAAAAACATACATAGGAAATGTTAAGTTTGCATCCAAACAAGCTGCTACACCAGTTACAAATGATGACGATGACGGATTGCCATTTTAAAAATAAAGCCACTTAATAGTGGCTATTTTTTAAAATATAAATCAGCTTCAGCATTTCTCCTATTTACTAATCCTTTGAGCGTTTTGCCGTCTGCTTTTACCCACATCAAAAAAGCAGTTCTAATAGTTAAATTATTTGGGTTTTCATTTACTCTTTTTAACAGCGTACTACCTTTTAAAGCATTACTACCACAATTATAGGCAAATGAAACTAACGCATCAAATTGATATTGGTTTACTGCATCGCTGGTCATTGCATCCACTTCAATAGCTTTTTTATTTAACTCCCATCTCATTAACTCCAATGCTCTTTGTTCACTTATTGGAGCATCTTGTAAAGTTACTTTTTTGCCATTCTCATATAATATGCTGCCGTATCCTATTGTTGGCACATTTGCAGGGCATAGATAAGGTTTACTAAAAAATCCTTCAAATTGTTTTACAAGGTTTAAACATTCATTTGATATTTCAGTAATCTTAGCCATATACTTTTACTTTACTTCTATTTATAGGAAAATTCTCTTTTGAGCCTTTAACAATTAGCATTTCATCTCGTTGATTAAGTACTTGCAGTTTCTCTCCGCGTTTAGCGTAACAAGTTTTAACTTTGCCATAACTCACAACATCATTTAATATTTCGACTATCATATTTTAAAAGGTAACGTTCTATATTTAGCAACAATTTTAATTCCTACAAAAGTAACTACGCAAATTAATAATATCCAAAATCTAACACGCCAAAAATCACGCAACGCCTTAAATTTTGCAATATATTCGTTAGCAATAGTAACCATACTTTGTTCAATTAAAATAGCTGCATTAGCTTTGTTTAAATCATTTTGCAGCACTCCTATTTGTTTGCTTAGTTGGTAGTTGGTTATAGTATCTTTAACAACAGAATGAGTTACTTTCAAACGCTCAACATAGATAGTATCAAGTGGCAAAGCGTTGTAAATACTATCAATATTGATAGTAGGGCATCCCTTAGCAAGTAAAGTTTTAAGCCTATTAATCTCGTTATTATCTTTTACTTTTACTACCTTAGTTGTAATGCTATCTTTAATAATAGTTTTGATTTCAATAGGAAAATTAGCAGCACATACACGACTAATTAATTCACGTTTCTTTTGTATGTAACTGGTATCAACATCACTGTTCACTTGTTTGTAAGGTTTCAATGCTTTCTTTTCGGCATTGCAGCTGCTAAATAATATACTTAAAAAAATAACAAAATCTAAAATTAACATTACAACTAAATTCTTATGCAACTCTAATCTTTTTTGTTGTTTACTATTACTCATATTAATTACTTTTGACTTCATCTTCTTTTGATACTGGAGTTCCTTTAATCAACGATACTATTTGCCCTACTGTCGCCACGCCACTCATTACACATATAAATATAAGTGCTGAGTTATACATTCCTGTTATCAACTCCTTATACTTAACTGTTGCCCATATTAATACAAATGTAACGGCTAATGATATTAGTACACTAATAAATCTTTTGTGAGATACTTTGCCACCTTCACTTAGCATTGAATAAAAAAAACTTTTCATAAGATTATTTTGTTTTTTTGTTATAATATCTAATAGCGAATAAACCTGCTACAATGCTTACTATACTTGCAGCCAAAGTGAAATAAGGTTGAATACTTGTAATACTTATATACGCACCAAAAGTAGATATTGTTACCAATAATTTCCCTAAAACAGTATTATTGTTTTCCATAAATTATTTATTCACATTTTTTAAAAATTCATTAATAGCATTATCTCTTTGCTGGTCAACTTCATAACCTGTTTGAGAGTTATTACTTATTACAACAATATCTTTTGAGAATGGTGGAATTAAATCACTACCCACTTGTTTAAGTCCAATAGTAATTGTACAACTATAATCGCCATCTATATTTGTTTCACTTTCTTTGCCATAATCTACAGCTGTAATTTCGAATTGCATATTTTTATTTTTTTTAGGTTATTGAATTAAACACCAATCAAATGCTACTGTACCTGTTAAGCCACTTAAAAATGTTACTGTAAATGTTGTTGTTGTCTTACTTGTAACATAAAATAATGCAGCCGTTAAAGAATTTGTTGGAGTTACTATTACTTTATATGTTGAATTAGGTTGAGTTCCGCCAAAGGTTACAGTAAATGATGTTGTTGCTGTACCTGTTGCACTATAACTTCCATTAAGTCCTTTATTAACTTTTTGCCTGGTACTATTAGCACTTACATATAAATCGCTACCATCGTATTCTATTGCACCATTTTCAACTGTTGTTAAGTTAGTACCGCTTGTTAATTTAATAGGTGCTGTACTAGCACTTGCTGTACCTGCTTTAATATGCAAGTAAGCTGTTGCTGCCGTTGATATATTGCCAACATATAAGTTGTTAGCAACATTAGTAGTAGCATCATTTACCCTAAATCTTGAAGTACTATTTGTAACAAAATCGTGATAAAAACCACCACCACTACCTGAAGTATAAGTAGCACCATTGCCAGTGTTATATGTTAATCTAAATCCACTTGTAGGTAAATTAGAGCTAAATGTTGTAGCACCTATAATCAATCCTGTATTATTAGTAACTCCAACTTGTAACCATCTATTTGTTCTTAACTCCAAATCAGCTACTCCAGTAAATGCACCACGATTATATGTATTGCTTATATCAACACCTACTAAAACATCGTTATTAGCTGCTGCCGTTAAAGTATGATTAAAATATGTCCCCCTTGCTATTGCACCACTTGCAGTTTGCGAACTTTGAAAAGTATTAGTCCCAGTAAGAGTATTATTGCTTGATAACCTTGCAAATTTGTTTCCTAATGTAGCACTATCAACTAATAATGTCCCTGTACTTGTAATAGTACCACCACTTAATCCATATCCAGTTGCAACACTTGTAACAGTTCCGCTACCCTTTGCATCAATTCTACTACTCAAACTTGCTGTATCTACTTTGCGTAAATATTTACTCAACATAGTTGATGTATCGCTTATATTTACTTTTAAAGATAAATTACTAATAGTAGCATAAGTTGCACTTGCCGTTGATGAACGTAAGTAAGGACTTAACATTGTTGCAGTATCGCTTATATTTACTTTACTTGCTAAATCTGCATTATCAGCAAGTGTATAGCTTTTATCTTGAAAAGTATATATTCTATTTGCAGTTTGTGGAGTAGCTAAAGTACTATAATAATTGCCGTCATTTTTCCACTTTAAATAACCACTACTATTTGCAAATAACGATGTACTTTGCCCTGTTGCAGTGGCATCGCTACTTTGATGTTTCAAATGCAAATGCCCATTGCCATTTACACCAGTTATATTAATACTCGTTGCATTAAGTTGCGGTACTGTAATATCTATTGTAGTAGTTGCACCATTAGTCGTAACATCTTGTAAATCCAACGCTAAAGTATTTGCATTAATAGCACTATCAACATAAGTTTTTCGAGCGTATTTGCTTAGCATTGCAGCAGTATCACTTGTATTTAAACCACCAACAATATTCCATTTAGAATTATTATAAGCATACAATGTACTGCCTATTTGTGCAACGCCTAATTTATTTCGAGTAGTATCTTTTGGCAGCATTAAACTGCTATCGAATTTGCCACGTTTCCATTGCCAACCATAATCCTTACTGATAAAATACTTTGTTGTATCTTGCCCAAAAGCTACACCACATAAAAGCAATATAGTTGCTATAATTCTCATATAATATTTCGTGTTAAAATTTGTATTACTTGCTCATTCTCCAAATCATAAGTAAATGTAAATTGACCAGTTGAACTGTTGTAAGTATATTGTGTATCTTCAAGTAATTTATCCCCTTGAAATACCATTAATATTTGCCTATTCTTTAAGCTACCAATAGTAATAGTATTCCCTTCAGTTCCATTTGCTTTATATAAATAATTTCCTACATATTTTGCATCGTACCAATATGGCACTCCTATTGAACTTTGTGGACTTTCAAATGTAATTCCTGTTGCTGGTACCTGGCATCTATTATTTGCAAACAATGTTTTTACCGCAATGTCAACTTGCACTCCAACACATACATCATTCATATCGTATGTTTTAATTTGCAAGTTATAGTTTACATCTGTTTGCCAATCTTTACTATAACCGCTATAATTAACCATAGCAATATAATCTTGTGCGATGCTTGTTAAATCGCTCTTTAATTCCCACTCATTTTGTAAAGCCTTATCACTTACATTTAGTAAATCTAAAAAATATACTTTGAAATTAAATGTAGTTTTCTTTTCGCTAGTGCTTACTTGCCCTGCATCTACATTGACATAACACAAAGGATATTCAACATCTTTATAACTCAATAAGTCTGCAACATCGCCAACAAAAAAACTCTTAATTTGTTTGTGGCTTAATGCTAGCGTTTCCAGCCTTTGTATTATTTGATTGAGTGTTAATGTCATTTTGCTTTGCTAAAAATAATTTTAGTTTTTTGATGTTTTTTTTACTTTCCGATTTGCTCATATTGACCTGTAAAAATATTTATTAATGATTTTGTTTCGCCTAATGCAATTGGTAAAGTATATGTTTGTTGTGTAGGCACTAAAACATCTACACCAGCAACAAAACTCATATACTCAGGAAATTTAGATGCTGCATTTTGTATTAAATACCTTCTACAAGCATCTGCGTAATGTTCGGCCCTACTTTGGTGTTTATCTTTTATTGCAAGCGTTTCTAACTTAGAAGATTGATTACTTGCATCATCTTTTAAAGCACTTACACCTTTATTCCAAATTTGGTAATTAATGCTTTCAGCAATGCTACTCATTACATAATGGCATACACAATCAATAACATATTCATCAACTAAATTTTTATAATCTCCAGTTAATGTATTGTTAGCAATATCAGTCAATATTTTATTAAATAATGTACTACCTAATAATGGTTTCAAATAAATGTTTTGCACATCTTTTATTTCAGGATAAATAAGTTTGTCATCAATATTATCATGCAAACTCATTCTTTCCTTAACAACACTAGGTAAAATGATATATGTTATAGTTGCCATTATTTTGTTTTTTCAATTACTGTATTTCTACGCCATTCATGCCTGCATTGTGGGTCTGCTTTTCCATCGTGAAACCAAAAGCCACCATTTCTTTTAAACACGCTATAACCTAATCGCTCACTCAATTGCTGTATCTCTTGCCTGGTCCAAAACTTATTTGCCATTACCATTGCTTTACAGAAAGGACGTGTAGTAGGTATAATGCTATTGCCACTTGCTTCAGGTCTTTTCTCATAACTGTACATTATTTTTACATTTGGCAAAACATTATCAGGCTTAATAGCTTTTTTAATTTTATCCCAAATTGTAGTGAGAATACCAAACTTATCATCTAACTCATTCGGTGGGCAACTTACACTTTCTATTACTTCAAAATCACTTGCATTTGCTCCGCAACTCATAAACATTTCAGCGACTTCATTTTCACTAAATTGCAATTGAGTATTGAACTTTGTAGCATCGTTTGTTTGTGGGTCGTCATCAATTCCTAAGTAAGCATTTACATCTTCATCGCTAAAACCAAACCCATTTTTAAGCCTAATTGCTGCTTGTTCTTTTGTTAGTTTACCTTGAGTAAATTGCCTTACTATTCTACTAATTTCTTGGCTTTGTCTTCCTGTTAAATTTGTTAAAGTATTATTTACGTTTACAGCTTGTTGTTGTGTAGTAGTTGGCGTTTGTTCAACTGGATATTTTGTAGTATCAATACCTAATTTTTCAAATACATACTCTTTTGGCAATATATCTTTGAAATCAACAATATTTAATTCAACACCTACTGGCTCAATTGGAATCAATTTTAATTCAACACCAAATAAATATTTTACAAAATTTTCGATATTTTGCTGCTTTGCATTTGCATAAGTATTTTTGAAAATATCGAAAGCAATTTTTAACTCAGTTGAATTACCTAGTTTACCTTCTTGCTGAATACCAAATAATAAAGGGTGTGTAATATTATGACCACTAAAAATATTGTTTGTAATAAGATTGTCAATAGCAGTAAAATCTTCTTTAGTTAAATCACTCGCTCCCAAATCGTCAATAGTAGGCTTTCTATTTGGGTCGTCATTGTGTCCTATAATAAACTTTTTACCTTCAGCTCCACTATATACATTTCCAAATCTTTCTTCAATAACATTTTTTGCTGTATCATCAAGTTTTCCATTGTAAAAGTTTATAAATTTAGTAGGAGAAAAACCAGCTTTTGCGTTGGTTAAAGTTGCTTTGCTTATTTCAATATCTGCTTCAATGTAATTGCAGCAACTAACCCAGGAAGGCAAAGCGTATGTTTTATTCCCACTCCTATACTCTTTATAATAAAGTATTGATGGAACTTTTACATTTTTATTATATACCCTATACTCAGTTATTTTATTTTCATAAGGCTTATTAAAATCTTTGCAATAGTAAAATCTTGTATTATCTTCATTACTTCTTACATTGCAATATTCCATTTTGTAATACTTCCAGCCACCGCCAAAAGTTGGTAAACATTCAATATAACAACCGCCAAATAATTCTACATCTTGGTTAAATCCTTTTATAAACTCATTAAGGTTTTGTTTATCATTTGGCTGTATAGTATTATCTTCAAACCCATTACCGAAAATATAAACTCCTTTACCATTAATGATAGCATTATTTTTACCACTCTTATTAAATAAAGTTAAAATATAATTTGGATAATCATTTTTTTCTCCAAACTTAATATAACCTTGCGTATAATCTTTATTTTGTGTAGGTATTTGGCTATCCGAAAATGCCATATTTATTATGTTCAATTTATCCTGCATAGCCTTTTATTGTTGTTGTAGGCTCATAGCCTTGTTTAGTTAAATTGCTAGTATCACTCAATAACATTTTACCACATTCAAGTAAATTTGTATTTGTAATAGCAACTGCTTCAATATCTTCTTCCCAAACTTCATAAGTCCATTGCCCTTTTGTTTTACTATCAAATAAATCTGTGCAATCGATTGCAAATATATTACATCTTTCTTTGTAGCTACTTAAATCATCATCATTTGTTTTTGTTATAGTTACTTTCTCTTTAGTAGTAACATTTTCAAATACAAACCAATAAGCAGAAGTTTGTAATTTGCATTTTTCTGTTAATGTAACTACAAACTCTAACTCAGTATTATTTTTATCGAAATTAAGCATACAAAAAAAGCGGTGCGGTAAATTACACCACACCGCTTGTTAATTAACTGAAATATATATTAAGCAAAATAAGTTCCAATAGTACCGCTATCCGCATAAGGTGCTAAGTCAAACTCATTACCACCAAATACTAATTCATATCCATTTCTATCGCCATATTTAACGCCTGTTTTAGCAACGCTTGGCTCAAGCATTAGTCCATTTGCATAACCATAAACAACATAATTACCGTTGTTATCTTTTACTGCAATTACTAATCTATTTTTACCTAATAAAAGCAATTCATTTCTTACTGAAACTGTTTGCTTATTGATAGGGAATTTTACAGTTTGCTTTACAAATGATGTTCCATTCTCTCTACTGGTAGTAATATCTTCTTGAGTATCCGCAGTTTCTACAACTACTTCATACTTTCTAAAAACTTTACTTACAGTTAATTCGATAGATGCTAAACCATTTGTGATTGACTTATCGCTGACATTACTAAATTCAGTTACCCAAACTTCGCTAATACCACCGACTGAATCTCTACAATCTAAACTATATCCTTGTGTTAATGCACACGCCATTTTTTATATTTTAAGGGGGTGTTACCACCCCATAAGTTATTTAATATTAACCACCGTATAATGTGATATATTTTTGATTAACAACCCATGTAGTCATAGCTTGTGTATTTTTAATATATCTTTGCATAGCACCATTTGCAACTTGACCTATTTGTAAAGTACTCATATCTCCTTTCAAATCCATTAATACTTTTAAATATGAAGGCAAAGTCAAAATCATAAAATTAGATGCTATTGGGTGAAAACTAATCTCAACTCCATTATAACTAATTTTCTCATTTTCTCCACTACCTTCAACTAAGAAATTAATTTGTTGTGCTGCTCCAACTGCATTATTTGCTACTTTAATTAATTTTCTATGTGATAAAGGAGCAAATATCATAGGGCTTTCTCCTGCAAAACCATCTAATACTTTATTGTCAGCACCAGCATATAATTTACCATATTCAGTAGCAATATTTGAACTTGTAATAGTTGTACCAGTAACTTTAATATAATCTCCTAATCCTGCACCTGGTGTAGTTTTACTTTGAGAATTATTATATAAAGTTGTTACAATCAAGCTATCAAATAAAGTTGTAGGCATTGCAGCTACTGCTGTTTGTGCTGCTGCTGTAATTGAGCCTTGACCTGCACCTGGAGTTAAAGCTGCAATAGCTGTTTTAGTTGCACTTGTTGCACCATTCCAAATTTTACTCTCTAAATCAGCACCGATAGCTGGAGTTATTTGGATTAATACTTTTTTATCGAACTCATCACTTACAACATTGTAAGCACCTGCTTTCATTGATTTTTCAAAACGAGTACCTTTTAAAACATTGTCATTAATTATATCTTCATAATTAAACGCCACTAAAGATACTGGAGTTTTTTGAACTCCTAAAGCAATATTACCTGTAGCCGTAACTTGTCCAGTATTTAAAGCTGTCATTGTTACATCTACTTTACTTTCATATACATCAGTTCCGCTTTTATGACCTTCTTGTATATCAATAATAGCTTCTCTAAATGTTTTAGAATCTTGATATAACTCTTGCTGAATACGCTCTAATTCGGTATAATTCCTGGTAGTACCAGTATAATTTATAGCCATTTTACTTTGTTTTTATTTTTTATTATAATGTTTTAAATCTTCAACTAACCATGCAATTTGCTCTGCATCTAAATTACCTTCACAATATTTTTCAATAGTCATGTCTTTAGGTATAGATGCTAAAAAATCATCGTAATTAACTCCTGTGTCAAATGGATTTACAAACCCTATATCTTTTTTTGCCATTGTTTATAATTGTTTATATAATACCCCTACTTTCTAAAACTTTTTTGAAATTACCACTATAAATTTCTTGTGGATCATCTTTAGGCACTAAAGTTGTTTGCTCTGCAAATTTTTCTAAAGTTTCAACGATTAACTTATTGGCTTCAGTTTGTGCTGCAAATTTTCCTTTCAATTCATCTCTTTCCTTCTTCAATTTATCAATTTGAGATTGCATTGCAGCAACTTGTTTTTTCATTTCATCAATAGGCTCGGTAGCACTTTGTGCAGCAGTTTCAACTTCACTAATCAAACCTTGTGCAATTGTAATCACTGTACCATCTTCTAAAGTATAATTACCATCTGCTAATGGAGCACCATTTTGAGTAGCAATACCACCAACTTCCAATTTATCAATAGCGATAACAACCCCATCTTTTGTTTTGTATTCAGTTGTAGTAGTTGCTGGATTAGGTGCAACTGGTGTAGCTGTATCGTCAGCGAATAACAACTTTTTAATTTGATTAATTATTTCCATATATTTAAGAGATGTATTTTATTAAATCGTTCCATTTACGATTGAAATAATTTTATTTAACAACATTTCATTACTTAAATTTTCATTAAAAGCATTTTTTAATTGTGCTATCATTTCTTGTTCAGTAGGCACTTGTTTATAGTTAAATAATCCTTCAACGCTAAAACCTTTAATCTCTCCACTCTTAATTTTATTCCATACTTCATCATTGTTAATTTTAGCACCTAAAAACCACGTTCCGTTTGGATAATCTCCTTGCAATCCTTGAATACCTTTTGTATCATCTTTAATAACACTTTGAAAAAATACTACGCCATCCATTTGCTGCCCTGCATCGTGCATTATGTTGAAGTTATTTTGAAATCCTTTAGCAAAGAATTTAACTGCAATTTCTTTTATCGTTTCAGCACTAAAGAACACATCGAATTCGTTGTCGCCGTCTTTTCTGTAAATCTTTAAATTAGGTATCATTGCAGCACCAAATACTATACGTTCTTCATCTTTTATTTCAGCGAAGTTTGTATTTGCTTTTTTCATTGTAACTGGTCCTCCTACTACCCACGCATCACACGTTCTTTTACTTGCACATTTAAAATCAAACGCTTCACAATATCCTAACTCTCCAGCATCTATTACGTTATAAGGGTCTAATTCATTGCCTATGCCTTTTGCAATACAATCTTTTATTTTTTTCCCTACATTAAAAAATGAACAGTTACCGCATATAGATTTTTTAGCTTCATCTTCGGTAGTATTAAATTGTTTACCTTTTGCGGTCCAATATTCATCATTTGGCAAATTAGGATTAAGCGGACCGTAATGTGCAGTATTAATAGCAGTTTGTCTATTAGTTAAATTTACTTTAATATCCTGCGTAGCTATTGGGCATACATCTTCTACAAACTTTTCTTTGTCTATTTGTTCAAGTTTACGTTTTGCCCATTCAATTCCTGCATCGCCACCCCACGCTAACCACATTAATCTACCACATCCATCTCCTAATTCTTTTTGGCTATTTTCTCTATGTCTTTCAAATGCTGACATTCTCGCAATAGTTTCTCTACTTAATGGCTCTCTATTGGCTAATTGATTTGCTCTTTGTTTACCTACTGGCGTTCCACAACTTCCCCATCCGTTTTCTTCCGCCCATCGTAAAGCTATCTTAGCATTTTCAGTAGCTTCCTTAGGATAATCATCGTAAGTATCGGCTGCAAAATGTTCATCCCATACGCTGTAACATATAGCCGTTGCTTGTTGCTCGTCTTTACCTTCATTTATATTGTAAGCAATACACCTACTTATAAAATTATCTTTGCTTTCATTAGCATTTGGCTCAACAAAGTTTTGGGCATCAAACGCTAAAAAATTACGTTCAATAGCTGGTTTATCAACCCCTGCAACATAATCTACTTGCAAATCATCGGTAACGTTTGCGTTAATTTTTAATTCAAATAATGGTCTGTTCATTTTTATATAATTTTATTTATTAATTTTGTATCGAAGTTTTTCATAAGCGTTTGATTTTTGTTAGTAACACCTGAGTTTCTACTTAGGTTTTTTTATCCTAATCTTGCAGCCCTTTGTATTCTCGCCAAACGTTCTTGATTGTTGCTTATATCACTCTCCAAAACAAAACTTCTATTCACTCCACCCTGTGCTGCATTACCTACTCCTTGAATACTTGCAGCGTTTAATTGTGTACTCGCTTGTTGTGGGCTTATTGGTGCTGGTACACTTGCACTACCGCCGCCACTACCACCTTTAGGAACTTGCACACTGCTAATACCTTTTACAGTTTTAAAACCTGTTGCTAAAGCTGCTGCAACTCCTGCAATCTTAGCCAACAATGACATTTTAGGGTCACGCAAAACCTGTGATGCTGCTAAGTATGTATTGATAGTTGCTTCAGCTATTGCCAATCCTTTACCTACTGCCGTTTCCTTTCCTATCACATCACTTACAGTACCTGCTAACCCACTTGCTATACCTATTTGTTTGTCTGCGTTTTCTTGCTTTATTCTCGTTCTTTCTTCTTCATAAGCCCTAATTGTTTCAGTCATTAGGTCTTCATTGCCTTCAGCTATTTCAAACTTCTTTTTATAAGTGTCATCCAACTTTTGCAACTCCAATTCTTCAGGGCTTAACCCTTTATCATTCAACTCTTTTGCTAAATCACTTTCTTTTTGTTGTTTATCTTTCTTCTTTTTGTCATCTTCATCCTTCCATTTTTGCTCTAATTTTTCTTGGGCTATTCTTTGGGAGTTGGCAATTTCGACTTTTACTGCTTCAAGTTTTACTGCATCGTTTTTATATTGTTCTTTTGCTTTCTCAAACTTTTCAGCATAGCTTAAATCTAATTGCACCTGTTCTTTTGCTCGTTCATCTTTTATTGCTGCAATTAAATTTTCTGTTCTTAATTTGCTTAATTCTTCATTGAATTTTATTGTACTTTCTCGTTCTTTATCGTCCTTTTCTTTTTGTGCTTTATCTCTTATTTTTTTACTCTCATTTGCAAATGACTGTTCAGCTAATTTTATTAATTCAAGTTTCTTTTCATTACTAACATTGATACCTTCAATTTGTTTTTTCTGCTGCTCTAATTGTTCACGTTGTTTGGCAATATCTAAAGTAACTTGGTCAGTTATTAATGCTTGTTCATTATCGTTTGTCAGCTTTCTTTTTAGTTCTAAATATTTCTTTAATTCGGCTTCGGCTTTCTTTTGTTCGTCCGCTGCTTTTTGTTTGCGTTCTTTGTCTGCTGCTTCTTGCTCTTTGATTAAAGACTTTTCGTTTTGTTCAACCTTTTTATTGATTTTTGCACGTTGTGCAGCTCCATCTTCGGCTGCTATAATTAGTGCATCAATCTCTTTTATCTTATCTTTATTAATACTTTTATTCAACATCAATTCAGCCCTTGCAGCTTTCATTTGTTCGATATTGCCACTTCTTATTTTATTAATAACTTCATCCCTTGCATTAATTTCCAAAGCCAATTTTTCAAGCATAAAACTTGCTCTCTGCTGGTTTATTTGGATGCTTTTTGTTAATTCTTCATATTCAATTTTACCAGCTTTTTTTAATGCTTCAATCCTGTCTTTAATAGGAACATTAGCATCGTTAGCTAAGTCTCTAGTTTCCTGTAACAATCTATTACTTTCCGCTCTAGTAATAGCACTATCCATTTCAGTATCGTTCAAATCGTCCAACTTTTCGTCCAATTCTCCTAATCTATCAACAGACATAGCAACATCATTTCCGAAAAAACTTGCCAATTTAGTAGCCAAATTCCCAATAACATTAATCGCTCCAACTACAACATCAATTAATGGCTTTAATACGGCATTGGTTAATACAGTAATCACTCCACTAACTTTTGCAAAAGCCTTATTTAACGCATCACTTACGGCTTCCATATCTTTCATTTTATTGAAAGCTGCAACCAATATACCTACAATAGCGGTCAATACCAATATAATTGGATTGGCTTTTAATACATTCAAAGCCTTATCAAATAATCCTGTTGCACTTGTAACTTCTTTGAATGCCCCACCACTTTCGCCTAATTTAGATTTTAAGCCATTAAACAATCCTGTTGATTGATTAGCTTTTTGCCCTGTTTTTTCTAAGGCATCCCCTGCACCTTCAATGCTTTTCTTTGCATCTTCAACACCTGACTTTGCACCGCTAGTATCTATATTTATCGACCCTTGTATTTTTATATCATCTGCCATTAGTATATTCTATTTATAATTTTTAATAATGAAATTTTGCAAGTATCTTCAATGTTTGTATTGTAATCACTTATCTTATTGATACGATACAACTGCCCATCAATATAGATTAACTTGCTGAAATCTAAATTGTAAATGTCTTTGTAATCCAACTTAAACGTAGCTTCAAACAACCTACTATCCTTATCGGTTATCTCACTCATATAGCTACTCCAATACACATTGAATTGATTGACATTTAAAGCACCTGTTGACAACTCATAAAACAATTCTTTCGGCACTCCAAAATTCAAGTCATTAGCTGGTGCATCAGGGTCGTCAAAGTGTCCTGCATAAGGATATGAAGTATAACTGCCTAATACTGTTGTGCCGTCTTTAATATCCCACGAACTAACGCCATCAATTTTTTTAGCTTGTAATATTCTTATGTTACTATCTGTAATATCTTCTCCAGTACCAACTACATTGCCTGTTCTTTTCATTATAGCACTAATAACTTTGTCTTCTCCGCTTACACCTACTAAAGGAGTAGGACTAAATATCAATTCCACCTTTGTTGTTTCCTTTGCGAATTCAAACTCACTATCATATTGATAAGTGCCATAAGGCTCTTTGTGTCTTTTTTTGTAAGTATCGTTATAGTAATCTCCATCTTCTTTATATGCAAAATTGTAAAATCGAGCGTTCAATTCGCTCATAGGAGTTAATGAAATAGGTTTACTTCTATCTAATTTATTGCTCCAATCTATCACTTCAGCATCAACATAAAAATCAACAAACGGCTCAATTTTTAATAACTTATCATTTTGTGGGTCTTCGAAAACATATAAATTAAATAGCTTAAATATACTACTTAAAAAATCCTTTTGTAGTACATTTTGTGGCAATGCTTTATTTGCTGAAAATAAACTACCTAAAATAATAGGTACTAATACTGGTACATTTGAACGTATAGTCAATTTGTATAATTGAATAGCAAACCATGTATAAGCATAATAAGGGTCAGGTATTAACCCCCTATACTCGTTATATATAGTAGCAACTGCATATATTTCATCATTGGGTTGTATAGTAATATTAGTTATACTATCATTTGAGATAATAGCATTGGCGAATAAGTGTTTTTTTACAACTGTTGTATTAACAAATAATTCTATTTTATTTCTATACTTAATATCATAATTTGCGTAATAAAACCAACTGCAATCAAAAAAACTTACTATTTGATTAATATCAATAGTTATAGGATTAGAGCCGATATATTTTAATTTTTTTGTAGTTGAATTATAACTAAATCCAGAAATTAAATTAATAGTATCCAAAGCAACTGGATATTCATCAAATATATATTTTCTTGAATGACCTGTAAAAAAAGGCAAACTTGTATCTTCGCCATCTTCAAAACTATGATATTTACTATCATATTTCATCACAGTTAAAGCATCTAACAAATCATTTGCATAACCTTGTAAATATCTTTGATTATGTGGTATTATACACCTTTGAAATCTTTGTGCAGCTACGCTTGTTCCACTAAACAATTCACAGTCATAAGTATATCCACTCGCAGCAAATATTTTATCAATATATTCCTTAGCAAAAAAAGCTGGTTTGAAAGTCTTATAATCAAAATCGTGTTTATCAGTACTTGCATTACCGCAATCAATTAAAGGATAATATACTCCACTACCTGTATTGTAATTAGTCCAACTACTTACAATATTTGCAAGTGTATAATTTGCATCGTATTCACTAAAATCTAAATCTTCTAATTTCTTACTACCTATCTTGTTGACAAACCCACCTAATTCGCCAAATACACTTACTTCATATTCAATAAAGCCATCATCAATAGTAATCTTCATTACTCTTAATATCCCTTTGAATACTTGAAAATTACTTTGGAATATATAACACTTAGCTGCAACGGCTGCGTTGAAATTATAGTTTACATTTTTAGATGCAGGGTCGTAAGTGCTACCTGCCGTAACTTCGAATATATTGCCAAATACAACATTATTTCTTTTAGTGCCAGGCAATACAATAGTTTTGGAATATGTAGTATTCTTTGCACCAAAGTCTTTTACATCATCTATGCTAAACGAAAGCAAAGTGCTAAAATCTTCGCTCACATCTACCTTGTTATTTTCAACAAATATCTCTACCATTAGTTATATTGTGTTTTGTATTGTTGCCCAAATTCGATATTAATTGTAAGTTGCGTTAATCCATCGACTATTATTTCCTTAAATTCATAGTTAGTATCAGTTAATGTACAAGGGTAAATAACAGTTTCCCCTAATTTTTGCACATAAATATCAGTACTTAATATAAGTTGTTGCAACCATTGATATTCTTCATTTGTTAATAAGTCTGTAGATAGTTTTAATTTTTCATTCCAACGTGTCGCAAACGTTTTCTTTTGTCTTTTTAGGATGTTGTTATCTTTAAATATTACAGCACCACTACTATTTATTTCAAATATATTTTGTTGAAAGTCTTTACGTTGTATGTCGTATGTTTTGCGTGAAACCTTATTGAACAATACACTCTCATAACCACCCCACTTGTTTAAGAAATGCACTATGTAATTATCATATAATCCAGCACATTCAACATAGCATTTTATATTTTGTCCTATTTCACTATTGATTATTAATGTGTCATCGTATCCAATAGTTAAATCGGCTATATTGATATTTTGGCAATTAGGGTCAGTTGTTGTTGGCGTAACTCCAAACGATGTACCAGCATCATCTAAACTAACTGATATTAGATTATTTGTACTATCATAAAAAGGGATGTAAAATGTGGTACAATTCTCAGGTATTTTAATAAATGGTCGGTCGGTTAATATTCTATTTTCATAATCCTTAAATTTATCTGCAATTAAAACGGTATCAAATCTACCTTGATAATAATTGAATACATTTATAGCTGTACTTGTTGCTAATACACTACTTAAATAACCACCTACTTCTTCTCTAATCTTTATTTGCACATCTTTACATAAAAATTCCCTTACTGTTGTTTCAGGTTTCAATTCTAAATTAGCATATTGCCTAACAATACTACTTGCATCAAATGAGCCATAACCATTATTATCAGGAAATATTTTAGCTGAAAATACTTTTGTCCCATCAATCCAAACTTCAAATACATATTTGTAATTATCTTGAGTATATCCAGCATCATATACAGTATATACAAGTGGAAAATTGATTGATTGATATTCTACTGGTTGACTTATTATTGTCATTGTACTAAATAATTTATTATTGAAATCTTATATTGTTTACCTATCTCATCTTGAATAATAGGTATCGCTCGTTGTGTTGCACGTTCCCAAAAGTGTGTATGCTTAATACCTTGTCTTTTTACCATAAAGGCCATTTGCATTGCAGCTTTTGTTGTAGCTGGTAACATCTTTTGTCCTTTACGCTCACGCTCACTAATAGCTACTTTTACATTCCGTGCACTTAATCCTTCACGTTTTATGTATGCTTCAAGGCTTTTAACCATTGGCGATTGTGGTGCAACGCCTTTCGTTTTAAAGCTATATTTACTACCACGACTATTTGCCCACCCATTTACACCCCTATCAATAAATTGAGCGTATGTTTTTGCTTCAATTTCTATTCGGTAAATATTGCCATTAATTTCAACATCTAAAGGCTGTATGCTATCTGCTAATACTCCACTACTTACAGCATCTACATTGTTTAATTCCTGTGCTAATAAATCGCTATAAATAACGCCACAACGTTGTAGTATGCTTACTAAGTCATCATTTTCAAATGGCACAAACTTTTGTGTTGACTGCATTTTTAAGTCAATCAAATCACTAACCTGTGCTAACTGCTTATTTACTTTTGTTTGCTTAGCCATTCGTTATACTTGCCTTTGCCTTTTAAATATACCAAAGCGTTTAAAAACTCTAATATTCCTATCTCATAAGTTTGGTTAATAGTAATCCTTAAATACTCTGCAACACTTTCAATACTAAATAACCAACCATACTGCTCAATAAAGCGATGCGTTTCTACTTCCTTATCTTCATCATCTTGGAATAATCCTTTGTATGTTTCTAACAAATCTTTTAAACTTTCAATTAATTGCATAGTATCGGTTAAATATTTGCCAACACTATCGTTGCTTACTCGCTCAGTATCTTGTTTATGTTCGCTACGTTTAAGTAAAATACTTGCTACTATCAAATGCAAATTGCTTACAATATCATCTTTCATCCAATGCTGCAATTCTATAAACTGCCCTGCCGTTAATTTAGTTGCATCAATTTCAACCTTTCTTTTTTGCCACCACTTTTGCTTTACATTCTCAAATTGCTTTGTCAACTTAGTAACCTTTCTTAAAAACTTTTTAGGTGGCATTTCGTTAACTTTTACTGGCTCAATGTTGAATAAGCAACACACCATTAAAGCCATTTTATCAACATCATCAAATTTACTTTGTTGTATTCTGTAAAGTTCTTGATATTGTTCAATAGTCATTTTTATAATATAAAGAGTAAAAAAATGTGCAATCGTTTCCGTAAATTTACAAATAAAAACCGCCTTTAGATTTTAGGCAGTTCAAAGCTATATATCGCAAAGCATCAATACTATGGTTGTATTCATCAATAGGCTCGTTTAATTGTTTACCAGTTTTATCAGTTGCCCATGAGTATTTTCGTAGTTCGCTGATTATGTTTGTGCTGCGTTCAGTTACATTCAATTTGTAACCTTGCAAAACATCTATTGAGTTAATTATGCTATCTCTGCCTTTCATTGCAGCTTGTATATTGGTATAACCACCATAAACAAAGTCTGCAATACTTTTAGGCTCTGCACTATCGGCGATTATTTTTGAGTGAACACTTAACCCTAACGACTTCATTTGCTGCAATATCATTGAGTTAGTAAGTTGTGTAGCAAATATCAATTCATTAATGTACAATTCATTATTGTATTTATACACTTCAATTAGTGCCGTAGGGTCGCTGCTATACCCCCAGTCTAAACCCATTGCAATATATTCAGCACCTGTTGGAATGTCTTTAACTATGTTAAATTGAAATATAGTCCCTTGCAAACTACCTATTTCTCCTAACCCATATACTTTGTACCAGTTGGCCCAATAATCACTATTCTTTGCCTTTTCTTTTGCTTTCAATATGAAGTTTAACGCACTTTCAGGGCAGCTTTCATTATCTAAGTAATTGATAATTAAAAAATCAACATCATTATCACGCTGCAAATGTTCGTGAAACCAAAACTCATTTGTAGGATTCCAGTCTAAATATACACCTTGCTTGGTCCTGCTAGCTAATTCATTATAGGCGTGGAATGTCATATTGTTGCACTCATTCATATACAACCAATCACGCCTGGCACCACGTAACTTTGCATCGCTATCGGCACTAAAAAACTCTATTTGTGAGCCGTTGGCAAAAGTATATTTGAAGTCGGTAGCGTTAAATCTACTATCAACCCAGCGACTTGTTGACTTCATTATTTTAATAAAATCTTTCATTGCACCACGTTTGAGATGTGGTATGCTTTCAGCAACTATGCTAATTTCAGTTTGTGGAATTTTAGCTGCTTTATCGATGAGAATAGGGATAATGGAGAATGTTTTACCTGCACTTGTACCACCTTGAACGGCTCTAACAAATTTTTTAAGGGATAAAATCTTATTTACTGCTGTGGTACGTTTAAACATTTATTGCGTTTTAAATTTACCTAACTCTTCATCGCTTCCGTCTTTATGTTCAAAAATAAATGTGTAGTAAGTTACACACTTTTCGCAACTGTACAAATCTGTAACATCAATTGTTTCCTGTGGTTTTTTTAATGTAATGGTTGTTAAGTAAACTCCATCTTCAAGAACTAATAAATTTTTACCTTGCGTTGTGTCGCAGTTGTATGTGATATTTAATTTTCGTGTGTACGTTTGGTTTGTGTTCCAAAACGTGTACCAATTGTTAAGCATTAATGTATTACTACTTACTTTACTTGTTGACTTTTGGCAGCTAATAAAAGCTAATGCTGCTATTAATAATATTTTTTTCATTGTTTATTTTTTAATCATTTGGGAATAAAGGCTGCTCAACTATTTCGGTTTGTGTTTTCTCTACAAGGTTATTTAATCGCTGTGTTATTGATGGGTTATATATACCAGCCATGCCACCGCCTATTTGGTCGTTTCTTATTTCAAGCCTTATATGAGAGCAGATAGGGCAAAAATCAGCATAAGCATTATCTGTGTTCTTAAAATAATGGTCTAAGGTTATTCCATTTTCCCAGCCAAAAATATAAAAACCATCTAATGTTAATGGTCGTTCCTTTTCTCTAATAACCATTTTACCCATACCGCCTACCCAGTCTTTAAATGTTATTGGGTTGTTCTTTGTTTTCGTTTTGTACTTCATGAACAGCTCCATCATTTCCTGTGGTGTCTGTATTTTTTTCGGTCTGCCTATTGGCTTTGTTTTTGTCTTTGCCATAATTTTCAAATACAAATATGATTAATGTTTTTATACAATCGTTGCATGAGTATACTGTAAAGTATCTTTGTGGGTCAATTTCTTTTGCAAGTCTTTGATATTCCTTTGCTTCATAACCGCTAAGATAAACATCTATTTTCAGCTTAGAACGTTGATATTGAAACTGACGCTCGATTAAAAAAGGTATCATAAGTAATGTTTTAATTTATTTCTTATTCTGGTCATTGTGTTGAAAATAGTTGATTTTGGAATAGTTGTGTAATTGCTTACTTTCCCATAACTTCCAAAATGCAAATATAGTTCTAAAATTTCACTTTCAAACCATGTTAGGCACTTTGTATCTATTTTTGTTTTAAAATCAAAATTTACTGCCTTTCCGTCGCATTTATCAATATCTTCATAAGTTACTTGCTTTTTACTTTTGTTAAAAATACTTTTTACAACATAACTTTTTAAATCTTTTATATTTTCAAAGTAACTTTCATCTTTTGTTAGAAGTTCGGTAAATACATCTTGTTTACAATCTTCGCCGTTAAAACATCGAGTAACTACGGCAGCTACTTCTGTTGAGTTGTAAATATCTAACAATTCTTTATTCATTCACTTTGCAAATCTATAATAAATTATTTTTATAATTCCAAATTTATTTTAATTTATTGATAATCAAATATTTACGATGATATACGGTATAAATACGATACTTTTACGATTATAATTTATTGATATTCATATATTTACGATGTTTACGATGTTTTTCTACAAAGTGCATATTCTTTTTTTTTCTTAAATATATATTATTAAAATATATACTTATAGAAATACGTCGTAAATATCGTAAACGCTTTACTACATTGAGTTTCATTATCGTAAATTTATCGTAAACTATCGTAAAAGTCATAAAAAAAACGGCATTTAGCCGTTTAAGTTTTAAAAAATTCACCTTGTTTTAATTTGGAAAAGTATCGTTTGAAATCTTTTTTTGCCGTCCAATATTCAAACTTTCTTTTATTTAGATGTAATTTTTCGCAAATAGTAGCTGCATCCTTTGAAGTAAATTGCTCAGGTAAAGTTTCATAAAGTAATTTATAATCACCTGTTAAACCTGTTTCAATTTCTCCATTTAACTGGCTTATTATTTTAATAGTCGAATTAGCATAGTATCTATAAACATCATAAGCATATTGTACTATTTCAGCTGTTATTTGTGGCGTTTCAGGATTGTGTAGTATTGCTATTATTTGACAAAGTCTTGGAAAATACGCAGTCATCTTAGCTTCAGTACCTATAATATATTGTTCTACTTTATTTAAAATTCTATCATTTGCAGCGTTCAAATTTTCTTTATAATATTTTCTATATAACTCTTTGGCATCAAATGTGATATGGATATTTGTTTGCATTAAATGTGAGTTGTATTCATAACCAGCATTAAACAAATATCTAACAATATCACTCCAATCTTGGCACATCTCACGTCCTTTGCTGAATGGGTCAATATCGGTATTCAATTCAATATAATCACTTTCAACCATTAAGAACCTGGATGCAAAACCACTACTCAATTTATCTTCAGTAAATATGTTTTTAAGTCGGCTCGGTTGTGTACCCATTAATAAGTTTAGATTAAGATTTGCCACTACACGTTCCTTAGTTTCATCTGCTCTAATTTGAGTGGTCCTACCACCACTAAATGCCTGTGTGAAAAAACTAATAGCATCGTTATTGCTTTTGAAACTACCAGCGTTTAGGATTGTTTCAGCTTCATCCTGGTAAACGCCAATACCATTAGGTTGTACCATAGATTTTGAAATATATCCTTCAGTTGTTCCATCTACTGCAATAGGAATAAAACGGCTTGGGCGTTTCTTTTCAAATGATTGTTTATTATGTTTAGCTTCCATTTGAGCCACTTGCCAGGCTTTTAAGTCTGCATCAAATTGTTTGTCGAAGTGGCTTTGTATTTCTTTTAAAGGTGTTTCGCACATCACTTTAAATGCTGGAGTTTTACCAACGCTCACAGGTGCAATAAGCAAAGCGAATAGAATATTTTTGCCGTCGCCGTTAAATTCGCTCACATATCTACTGCCAGCCAAAGCTGAGACGGTCCACAATCCTGCTGTTGCAACAAATGATGGGCAAAGACTTCGAGCTTCACAAACTTCTAAAATTGAGTTAGCAATAGGACCAGGAAATATATGTAAAGGAAATTCAGGTAATTTAGGTAATACAAGTTCTAAGTTAGTAGTAATATCAACTGCTATTTGTTTATTATTAAATGTAGCTGTGTTAAATTTATTACTGCGATATGCTGAGCGAATAGATGCGTTAAACTCACGCTCAGTATAACCACCACCAAAATTAATTTCAAACTTAATTAATGAACGTGCAACACTTTCATCAATGCCAAATCTACAACAAGCTGAAGCTAATTTGAAAACAAAAAGATTGCGATTTCCATTTGTAAAATAATCATTACGTTTAGCCAACCATTTTTTTATGAGTTCAAAAGTTTCATCGGTACTTTTTATTTCGGTTGAACCTGTGATTATTGTTTCCTTTATTTGAGCAAATGCTGTGGCGTTTTCGTTGATATAAATATTAGGGTCATAACTTTCAAAACACGCCCTACTTTCATTTGAGCCACTACTATCTAAGTCGGTAAATATATCTTGTAAAGCTGCGTAGTGTAAACGATGTTTTGAGCCATCTTTAACTTTGGCAAGTGCCTTAATACCTGTACCACTTGGCGAAATCCAACAAGCATAAATAAAAGAATGTTGGATAATATCTTCAATCTTGCTGCCTAAGTCTTTAACCTTATCAAAATCTAAAACTATAAGATTGCTATGCTCTAATA